AGTCTTCTTGATGGATGGTCCGAAGGCCTCGTCCCACCATTTGGATAAAGGTTGATTTGTAAGCGCAAGGACGCAGCAAGACCACACAGGAGGTCGGCGGGTGATCCCAGCCTTCGGTTAACACCGATACATTGACAATGACTTGAGCCCCTCCGCCGGCATAGCTTTGTAAGGCCTCCGCGCGTTCCTCTTTACCCATCTCTCCATAGATCAGAACCGCTTTGATGCTGTCTTCAACAAAGGCTTGATAGACATGTAGGGCATGATCGACCGTTGAACAAAACACCACGGTTTGACGATCGCCGGCTTTCTCTCTCCAGTGGTCCACCACAGCCTTATTTTGGGGTCTGGTATCCATGACCTTGGCAGCCATTTCCATATCGTATTCACCGTCTGCGGCTTTCCTAACGTCTTGCAGCTTTTGTCCAGCCTCTGCATCCATCACAAAAGTGCGCGGTCTGACCAAATGTCCGGAAAGGATCAGTTCCTCCAGAGTCATTTGGTCGCAGACATTATCAAAAAGAATATCCAGCCCCTTTTTATCGCCTCGATTCGGGGTTGCCGTCATGCCTAAAAGTTTAAGCTTGGGATTTAAAGATTTGGCATGGTCCACAATCTTTATATAACTTTTGGCTCTCACATGATGCGCTTCATCAATCACCAACAGGTCAAGGCTTGGCATCGTTTCCAGGTTCTTCCCATACGATAGGGTCTGAACCATGGCAAAGGTTGCATCCCCTTGCCATGATTTCTCCAAGGCATTAAAAACACTGGTCGACAGATGCGGATTGACCAGGCAAAACTTAGCCTCATTTTGCGCAGTTAACTCATCCCGGTGCGCCATAACACAAGTCTTGGCGGTTGAGGGTTTGCAAAGAGCGCCAATAACGCTTGAGAGCATAATCGTCTTGCCGGCCCCTGTCGGGGCAACGGCTAGCGTATTACCGTGTTGATGCAGAGCAGTTACGGCTCTATCCACCAGGTCTTGTTGCCGAGGTCTGAGTAACATCGCCTTAACCTCCCTTACCTGGACCAAGAGGCCGTAGAAGATGGTGTCCCGGCATAATAGTCTGAGTCATGACCGGCATAGTCTTTGTGGTCTTTGGTCAAGGCTGTTTTAATGATGTTGCGAATTTCTCCTGTTTCTTTATGGTTTTGAACGTCGATGCGAGCGACAAACTCGAGGCCATCCAGTTCTGCAAAACTTTGAATCTGACGGGCAGCTAGGGCTCCGGTAGAGGTGTCCTGTTCAGAAAACCCCCGAGCCGAATTCAAAACAGCCTTTAGAAATGACCGTCCCATCTGAAACCATTGATCGCTTTTGGGACTATGGAGGCCAATCAATCCCCAGACCTTTCGGCCAACATAGGGGCCTTCCAGAACCGTGAATTCACAATTCAAATAGACAGATCCGGAACTGCTGTTATAGGTAGCATATCCGCCATTCCATCCTCTGGACGGGTCACTATACCCCCCAGGCTTAATCGCCATCACCACACGCGCCACCGTTCCCCTCGGAATCGGTTCATAGCTGCCTTGAGGTTTGGCATCATTAAAGTCCAGGCTGTTAAGGTTCTGAAAGGAATCGATAAGAGATTGTGTTGTTTTATACGGATTCATGATTTTAGTCTCCTTGTTGTTGGTGTGGGTTAGAGGGCTCAGGAAGCGAAAAGGTTAAGGTGGCTAATCGATCGGGAAGGGGCTTTCGAATCTTCTCCATCAAGCGTCCTAAATGCGGTTCTTCGAGAAGATCGAGGCGTCCGGAACGGTCTTTTGCCGGATAACCATAAGGATTGAGGGTATGACAGACAAAGACGCGATAGAGCGATCTGTCTTGTCTGTCTTTGGTTCCTTCGGTTGTTCTGACATCAGCCATGGTGATGACTTGATCGACAATCCCAGGAAGCTCAAGACCGGTTTTGTTGCCCTCAATCTGGAGCTGGTAGAGACGGCGGTTACAGTCATCCGTCTTCTCATCCAAAATCCCAACAAACCAAACGTTCTTGTTACGGGTATGTTGAAGATGGGTCAGCCAGGCGATCATCTCTTGACCTTGAAGGCCATAAGCGCCTCTGGTATCCGGTTTGCCGGTTTTATCACTCACCGCTTGCGGTTCGCCCTTACACCACCCAAAGCACAGACGGGCAGCTACGGTGATGGAGTCAATAAACACCGTTTCATAGCGGTTCAGTATCTCAGGTCTTCCAAAGCGCTCACAAACCTCAAGAAAGTGCTTTTGACTATAGGGTTGATCGTCTCTTAAAGCCGGATTGGGGCCGCCAATAAAGACCGCATAGTCCCGGCACTCTTTCCAGGTCCGAGGACGTAAGGTATGGCCTTTCCATCCCTCGACGGCTAAGTCCCCTGCCTCTAAATCCACAAACAAGGTTTTGTCCTGGGGAAGTGTCCATAACAAGGTTGTCTTGCCAATGCCGGATTTGCCAAAGATACAGCCTTTAATCCCTCTCGGTTCTGAAAGGCGTTGATCGGCTGAGAGAATGGGTAGGGTCATGAGGGTTGTCCTTTCTTGTCTAAGGAGAGGGCCAGTTGATGGATTCCTTTGAGCCATCGGCCTAAAGCTTCGGTTTTGGTGACTAAGCTATGGAGCCTCTGAGCATCCATCTCCATAATGTCTTTCACCGAAAGGTGATACAGAGTGGTTACAAAATTTAAGTCGTTGGACTGGGTCGAGAGGTTGTGAAGAGGGGGTGACATGATAAGATTTCCTTTCTTAGGGTTGTGTCTTAGGGTTGTCTTAGGGGGGTTAAGGCTTAAAAGCGGAGAGTAAGGGTCCGTCTTCAGAGGTTGAGTGACGGGCTCTTTCCTTCATGTAGGTCTGAATATCACTGCGGGCATAGCGAAGCGTGCGATGACCAAAGACAATGAATTGAGGACCCACCCCGGCGCGTCGATAGGACGATAAGGTGCTCATACCAACCCCCAAGAGGCCACTTAATTCCTTGGTGGTGTAATAGTACTCTTCGCCGTCACCCTCTAAATCGGGAATAACCTTAGAAGGGGGCTTATCAAAAGAGCGGTTATTGTTAAGTGCTTTTTTGTTCATTTGTGTTTCCTTTCCATCGTCAGAGCCTTCATTGGCTCGTTGATGGCGCTATCAAAGACAGAAAAAAAGAACAAAAGAAACTTTTGCGTGACGCGGAGGGGACTATTGTGGAAAACAAAATGACGCGGAGCAAAGGCAAAAATAACTGCAAAAAGGAGGAGGTCTTCGCGAAGAGACAGCCTCAAAAAAAATCACTGCCGCGTAACGCCAGGGGTTGACATGAATGAAGAAAGGGTATAAGCAGATCAGGCTTTCGATTCATTCTCTTAAAAAGCGTATAATCAAGGAAATCTCTGGGTTTGTGGCCGAAAAAAGCCGACCTTATCTGAGATCAAGTTTAGGCATGCTTTGGAAAAGAAAAGGAGCCTCGCGGTGAGCTTGCATAAGATCACGAATACCCTCGCGGAATAGAGCCAACCCTAATCCTCAAAACGGAGAAGTCGTCGCGTCGATGCCCCTTCAAAACTTTCTGCCTGCCGCGTAACGAGAGCTATTGACTTTTTATCTAAAAACAGATAAGAGAATCCCTCTTTGACGATGGGGCAAGACTTTCTGGGCAATAAGTCCTTGTTGCTCCCAAAGAGAAGAAGTGAGTCATTGCAAGGGTTTCAGAGAGAAAAGGCCCTTCGTTCTCAAAAGAGAGGATCGGAAAGATTTTTTTTAGCCGCGTCAATTTGTTTTCGGCAGAAGGTGCCTCCGCGTAACGACAGCTATTGACTTTTTAGAGGAAAGGATATAGGGGACTTCGCTTTTGATTGGCAGCCATCGGCTCCAAGGCAAAATAAGCCCAACAAGACCGGTTAGGCTTACTCTAACAAAGGGAACATCATTTGCATCGTGTATCATAAACAATTTATTGCCTTAATAAGCGCCGTTTTCTTGATCCTTCAATAATTTCAAAATGAAACTTTTCTCATGTGTGCTCATGGTCGGATACAGAGAGTCAACAATATCCCGGCAAAACTCTTTTACAGTCGTTTCTGCGGTCAAGATGTAGTGTTCCTCCACCATTCTGCGATAGATACAATCCATTCTGGTCGCAAACGGATTCATCACAAACTCTTTAGAAAACAGGGATGGCTTCTTGACTTTGAGACAATAATCCATAAAGTTTATACTCGAGCACAAAACGCTCATGGGCTTACGTTTGGAGCTGAATCGCCTCCCATCATTCTCATAAAACTCCTGACGTTTTCCAAAAAAGTGAGGCCAGGTTAACGAAGTCACTTCATCGCCTGATTGATTAAAAATCACCTCAAAAAGGCTAATGTCTTTATGAGCCTGGCATAGACTTTCAAACGCCCAAATCGCTGAGTGAACATGATAATAATAGGGATTGTGATGAACCTCCCGTGCATCAGCTTTTAACATAAAGCTGCAATTTCTTTGATAATATGCATAGATCTCGGATTCGGCTTCTCCATGAGCTTGACGTAAAATCACTCTCAAACAATCGGTGAATTTCATTTTTTCTACAGGTTCTGATCTTTTCATTTGCAATTCCTCTTAAAAAAAATTAATGGAGATAAATTTTTTATGAAAAATTGACTGATGTAAAAGAATTAAAATACATCAAAAAAAGAGAAGGGAGAAGAGACCAGAGCAACAGGCATACCGATCAAACAGCTTTTAAGGTTTTTCCGCAGTCACCTAAGGTATCTTGATCTGATGAAAGGAGGGGTGGTTAGGATCCGCAGCCTGTGCCTCAACAGAATAACCAAAAATGCCAGAAATGAGAGTCAACATAGGCAGGGCAATTGACCGCTCAATTACCCATTCTCCTCAAAAGGTTTGTTTTGTATCAAAAAGAACACGTGGTAGAATTGTGGAAAAATGAGATTCTTAGAAAAAGAGAAGAACTCTATGAAGCCTTATATTTACTGGTGCCGGTTGGGGGACTCGAACTCCTGACCTACTGATTACAAATCAGAAAGGTTAGTCTTTATATGATCATATCAAGTTATATAATCCTTTACAATACCTAGCATTTCCGCTAATTAATATTTTATAAAAATTTACAAAAGGTCACCAAATTACATCTCTAAAGTATACCCGGCGTATACCCGAGTTTTGAGAACCTATAAAAACAAAAATGCTAAGCAACTGAACTTTTTTCAGTTGCTCTTTAAAGAGGAGCCCTTATGAAACCACAAGAAAATACCTTTAACTTTACCAAGAAGATTTTGGACTCTCTTCCCCTTCCGCCTCAATCCAAACGCTTTTACTTCTATGACACCAAAGTCCGAGGCCTTGAGATCATGATCACCGATCAAGGGTCTCAATCCTTTAAAGTTTATCGTAAGTGTAATGGCAAGCCTGTGAGAGTGACTTTGGGCAAATACCCTGAGATGAGCATTGAAAATGCCCGTCAGGAAGCCCAGAGAGTGATTACCGATATGATCAAAGGAAAAAACCCAAATGAAGAAAAGAAAACCCTTCGTTCTGAAACAACCTTCGGCGAAATGTTTGTTTTATTTATGGAACGCTACAGTAAGCATCATAAGAAAACCTGGAAAGATGATGAGAAGGATGTCCCCCGTTTTCTGGGGCATTGGTTTCAAAGAAAACTATCCTCCCTTACGAAACAAGAGATACAAGCTCTTCATGAAAAGATTAGAAAAGAGAATGGGTTGTATCAAGCCAATCGTCTCTTAGCCAGACTCCATATTATCTACAATAAAGCGATAGAGTGGGGTTGGGAGGGAATTAATCCAGCTCAAGGCATTAAGAAATTCAAGGAGAAATCAAGGGATCGATTTTTACACCCCGATGAGTTACCACGTTTTTTTGAAAGTTTAGATTTAGAGGAAAATGATTCCATTCGTGATTACATTTATATCTCTCTTTTAACGGGGGTTAGAAAGTCCAATGTTTTATCGATGCGCTGGGAAGACATCCATTTTGAAAGAAAGGAGTGGCTGATCCCGGAAACCAAGAATGGAGAGTCTCTGCGGGTGCATCTGGTTGAAAAAGTAATTGAGATTTTAAAGGAACGGGCTTGTCGATACCCGCAAAGTAAATGGG